GTATAAATCCCGATATTGATACAAAATTCACCACCCACACACACACTCACACACAAAATGGACTACCTCAAAAACCACATTGACGTCAATGGTACAATTGACACACTTAAGAACGGACTTGTATATATCAGGTCTGTATTACATCTAGACATAGCTAGCGTCGTTAAACAAGCTAATAAACCTGCCTCTGCAGATGAAAAAAGAGACTGTATGTTGGATCCAGACAGTTTCAAAAAAAGTCAAGAAATCAAAGATGCCGTATATGCCACCCTTGGCGAGAGTTACAAAGATAGAAGGCAAACAAAGGTAATATCTCAAGGAACTGTATACGGTCGCGAATCAAAGATCAGGCTTGACTTCTCTATGCATTCCCATTATGGTATGAACCCACATTATCTTAATGATGTCGGTGTGCCTAATCCGGCTGCTATATCTAAAAGGTTGAGGGAAATAGTCACTTCAACTGAGTTGAAAGAGCAAAGGTTAAACAACTTTATTAATGCTACAGTTGTGTCTGACTTTTACGATAATGCAACTAGTTTATTGTACGTATTACTTCAGAAAATTCAAATCTCCAAAATTTTTGAAAAGATGAAAGTCTATACTTACACTTATACATTAGTAGCAGATGAGGTTAGTGCCATATGTGTAGACAATGAGGATACAAGTTTTGTGAATTTGGTTAATTACATCCGTACTAATATGTTTAGGATGGGTGTGAGTGACAATGATAAGCATATTTACACCATATTGGAATCAATGAAAAGGTGGCTGCGAGCGTTGCCTGCAGCACAAATTCCTGGTAACCCAGGACAGATGGTTCCAAACCCGGCTTATCATGAACAAAGGTTTCAATTCGAAGTACAATACTGGCAAATGTATTATAATGATGGGCATAGCCAGTCTGGTGTCACATTTGGTAATGTAGTAGGTATGTTACACAATAGGTTTAAGGTACCATCTGAATGGCACCACAGCGCTTCCTATGATTTAGGGAAGTTGGCAGTGCATGATATGGACATGCCTGTTAGTGAAGAAGCTATTAACAACTTTGGGAAGGCGCGCTATTATGTGAATTGTAGTGGTATGACGATGAAAGAAGTGGCTATATTAGGTATAGCTATGGACGGAAACAAACGAACTACCCCTTTTCTAGTTGACCAGGACATTGACTTTAAACACAATGATGATGATAAGATTTATGCTTTGAGACCTAGATCTCAAGACTTGGCAGTCCCTGAATTTGTTTTTACAACTAAAGACTTAAAAAGTACCTTAACGAAACTCGTTGTAACTCATAAGTGGTATGAAGAGCTTAAAGCTGCTGCCATCGCCATGAAGTATTGGTTAGTTCAACCAGCCACGGAAACAGTTGAATCTCATTGGTGGTTACAAGTTGAAAGAACTCTCAGTTTACCTAAACTTGGTCTAAGGAGAGCAGTCCTACCTATGCTTTTGGAAGGCGACGGGGCACAATTGTCACGAGAAGCGATAGTCATGGCGAAAGATTTGGTTAGTGATAATGATTCATTGTTTTATGAATCAATGTTAGCTAATACGACTTGGTATTGGGGTGAGTACCTTAACCAATTTAACTCCACCACTGTCACAGGTTTTCTACATAAGTATGATAATGATTATTTTGACACATTGAGACCATGTGAAAGAGCTGATGCACTTAGTTCAGCTGTGCTAGGTATTGGTGTACCCAGGCCTACTTTCTCAATGATGGGCACATACTTTTCTCAAGGTTTGAAAGCCCATTATCATGATGTAGTTAAGTTTGGCAACATCGACATTGCTCATCTCGCTGAGTATGGTTATACTGTCAATCACACAAACCTATATACGAATACACTCGTGCCACCTAGTTGTGTCGGGTTAATCACGGGGCTGGGAGGCAGTCTGCTTAATGGTACACCGCATCACAGCATTTTTAAGATAAGACCTACTGTTGAACGTAAAATACGAGGTAAGATTGAGACGGCGTATAATTACTATGACTTGTGGGCTTATGGGGTAGTACAGAGATGGCAAGGGTATGATGTCCATTATAAGCATCCCTTACAAGGTGGTAAGCACCGTATGTATGCTTCAAATGATGTATCAATCGCTATGCCACCTGTTACTCCTGCTACTCTCCAAGAGGTTTTGCCTTATATCATATTGCAAGATACGGAACGTTCACATTGTTTTGGCTCCTCAATTGAATGGTTACGCAACTTTGAAACCTTCTTCTCTTGGAGGCGCACACAAGTTTCTCCATTGCGTGAGCCAGAGTATAATGCACTGCCAGCTTCTTCAAACCCTATATCGTATTTAAGCGCTGACAGGATTCTTATGACTACTAAAATGCCTAAAGCGTATAATTGCTTATTATACTCAACTTATAATGCCGATGATTCGGATTTCAAGTGGCTTATCCAGAAATTGCCATACCGTTGGAAGTAAATGTAGGTCAATTACAGTTGCCGGAGACAGACACTGGTCCGAGACCGGAAGATATACCACCAGACGAAACAGACCCTTAAGAGAAGTATCTTATGTACCATTATACTTAAACACTTCTAAGAATATTGCGCAGGTCGTACCTTTCTTATCTTCTACTCATGTATTGTATGATATAATACCTAATATTAAACTACACGGGGTTGTAAATTATAACCTGGGCAGCTGTGCTATACCTGTTAGATGTATCTACTTCCCATACTTAAATGTATCTGCTCTGTACTTATCAAATCATACCAGCATAGTTGGTTTGACTTCTCCACACTTATTACGTATCTCTAGGATACAATACGGGCCCGATATGTTTCCCTTTGGCACAATACACACAAATAATGTATTAGAATATTGTTTTTATATGTCTAAACGCTCACTTAACTATAAGGTGCGCCCAAATTATAAAGGTGTGAGATCTGTGCTTAATGGAAAATTAGAATTACTCAAAACTAAAGTTTCTGCGAAACACTTAAGACATATTACCATAAAAGAACTATCTCACTTAGATTATGATGTGATTGCTAGGATAGTAGGTCCAGGTATGGCTTTACTTGAGCAGTTAGTTGATATTCAAGTCCATGATAGTTTCTTTATTGGTGTGCTGGTTTGGTTTTTGCTATTACCTAAAGAGGCTAGATCTCTAATTAATAAGTCTGATATACTGCATATTAAATACACATCTGTTGAACATTTTTCTACTTATATAAAAAAACACTTTTCACTAAGATTAAAAGCATTACAAAATAATGTTAACATAGATTTATCTCCATTCTTTGAGCTAGAAGTACTTGTAAATAGAGGAGTTGGTGATATAGACTGGTCTATAGAGCAAGAGCATAGACAAAAACCTAATGTAGCTAAAATTGATCCGAAGCGGATATTTGAAGAGGCTGGTACCTTGTTTGCGAGGTTGAGGCAGTTAGGTGGTCGCCCCAAGATGTATAATTGGAAGAATTTCTGGGATTCACGTTGGCAATGGGCACCTACAGGAGCCTATTCTTCTCAGTATGATGAAGACAAAGTATATGCACATAAAGAGCATGATATGCGACACAAATTTTATGGCTTCTGTGCTATGCCTGATGTTGATTATAGTTATTTTATTGAGCGTAAGCCAGAAATGTTTGCTAAAGCTTCTGTGAAATATGAATGGGGTAAGCAGCGTGCCATCTACGGTGTGGATAATACCAATTTTATAATATCTAGTTTTGGTATGGCCGGCTGTGAAGAGTTGCTAAGTAAGATGTTTCCTATAGGACAGGAGGCAGAATCAAAGAAAGTGGCCAAATCAGTGAAAGAGGTTTTGAAAAATGGTGTACCGTATTGTTTTGATTTTGAAGACTTTAATTCCCAACATAGTACTGAAGTTATGCGTAGTGTTTTACATGCATATATGGTAGTATTTAAAGATAAGGTTGATCCAGAGCAACTAGGTGCCATTGA